CTGACTTCGTCACTCCGTTATACAAATATCGGAGTGGCAAAGGTGAGATAATATGTAATGACTTGTTTCAAACCAAGACAAACATATATGATCACGGGGTCGATCTGGATATCGACGTTACTTGGACGGGCCACAGCTCTGCTGAGGATACCGTCGCTAACGTTACTGGTTCCGCCCCTTTCGAGCCAATCCTTCGGGATTATCTCGATTGGGACGCCAATCAGTACGGGCAGTCCTCATTCCTTGACATTGGCCTGCATGAGGATATTGCTATCACTCAAGCTCATGCCAATGTCTCGGCTGCTGACGTTCAAGCTCTCGTATCCGCCGCTGAAGCGAAGAAAACCGTGCAAACGGTTACTTCGATTCTAAAGCGTGCCTCCAAGTTCGCACTTGCAGGTGTCGCTTTAAAGAAGCGGATGGCTCGAGGCGCTCTTAAAGGGAAAGCCCTTAAGAATGCCTGGCTTGAACTGAGGTACGGAATTCGTCCGCTCTACTATGAGTTGAAAGGCGTCATTGACGCTTATTTCAAGTACGGTAGACCGCCACGACTCCGTTTCTCGGGTCACAGTGAGGATGAAGATACGACTGAACAGGTCATCAACATGACCCAACCTGCCATTTTTAATGGTCAAGATTGGGATAGTGTTGCGTGGCCTATTGTTCATGTGCCGTATTCTTCGGGTATATATACCCTCGTCAAACAAGAGACTAATTCAGTTACTTGTGACGCGGGTGTCCTAGTGGAAGCACTACTTGACGTTAACAACCTAGAACAAGTTCTAGGTCTTGATGAAGGCTTGCAAGCGGCCTGGGAACTCGTTCCCTGGTCATTTGTCATTGACTTCTTTGTTAATGTCGGTAGTACTATTGCCGCTTGGGCTCCTAAGGGTGACGTGAAGTATCTCACTAGTTGGGTGGTGACTCGTTTGAAAACGGTCACACTATACACCCTAACTGAGTATACTTCAAATCAAGCTGCTATAGGTGGTTATTCGACGGTTGATACCGTCGTTAACGACCTTAGCGGTGTCCTGGAGGTTACGAGAACTCGTACCATCAGGACTGCCAACCCGCCACTATCTGCGATTCCTAGTCTAGATATAAATCTGGACGTCGCAAAGATAGTGGATTTACTTGCCTTGTTTACTCGTAAATAATGAGTAAACTTGTGCAGTTAACACCAATAAAGGTATAAAACATGCAAGACAACGTAATAACACTAGCCATTGATACGGCTAACACAGGGTCCACAACTGATGTGGACTTCACTCGAAATGAGGAGCTTACTAACAGGAGCACCTATGTACAAAAGGATACACATACGCTAGCGCACCGTTATCAGGTGCAGTTCTATCGTACGTATCCCAAGCGCAGCGGTGCTAGCCTTGGGTCTCGAAAATATGCGGTTAAAATAACGCAAGATTTCGATGTTCCCAATGCCGACGGTTCAGGAAGTATTACACTTCCCGCCATCGTTGACTGTCAGTTCTCTCTACCTGTAGGGATGACCGTCGCCCAAAGTCTTCTAATGCGCCAAGGTATGGTAGCATTATTGGACCGAGACGATATCATGACTGATTTGGACGTTATCCTCGAGATCTAATCTCGGGATAATTGTCCTTAATTCTACATCACAAGGAATTTGTAATGAAGAAGTCATCACGACATCGTCGCAAGGCGACTATCTATAATCCGGAGAAGGATTATAGAATATCCGTACCCAAGGATTATCCTTGGATACTCCTGGATCGCTTAACAAACGATCTTGACCAATGCTTATCTCGAGACGAAGAGGCCCGTGTTCGGCAGCTAATACGCTACCGCGATACGGATGCCTTATTCGACTTGAGCAAGGATTGGGGTCTACAGAGTATTGACCTCAATTCGAATGGCGACGTCCGGAATATCCGGGCGAAGCTGTGTATTGGTGCGTTATTGAAGAAGTACCCCTTCGCGGGGAACGCGTCTCAGCGTAAGCTAGACGCATTTCAGTCAGTCAAAGATACAAATGACTTATGCTCTTGGTTTAACACCAAGGGTTATAAGTGTTTGTCGAGTTCGGACGGTAAACCGTCTGAATTCCTTCAGGAGTGTCAGCGCTTTTGTGCTGATGTTCTTGGTGTCTTTGACCCGAGTGATCTTCTCTCAGTAACACGTTCGTGCCGGCATGGGCCCGGCGCCACAACCGCTACATCACCTGGTCGCAACTCGACATACTTTAAGTATGCGAGCTGGCCATATCATGTAACGGCTGACGCCCTGCCCCACGCGAGACGATTGATCGCTTCCGACGAACGATGGCTCGGGGCCTTAGAAGACTCCTATCGAGATTAATTTTACGTTAATCGTTGGATTATTCTTGACTTAGATGTCTTCTGGTCCCGGGTTTTTCACATCGTTCCCGGAAATAAGATCACCGTTGTTCCTAAGGACGGTCGTAAAGACCGTCCCATAGCGATTGAACCTACGATGAACGTTGTTCTTCAGCTAGGAGTCGATGGCCATATCCGACGCCGCTTAAAGCGGTGGGGAATAAACCTAGACTCTCAGTTTAAGAATCAACACCTATCGTATTTGGGGTCTATTGGTTCGTCTTCTGACAAACCTTGTACTATTGACCTTGCAAGTGCGAGCGATACTATTTCGCTTCGCATTGTTAAGTTAATGGTACCAGATCCTTGGTTCAAGTACATATGCTCCATTCGTTCCCCGTTAGGGGAATTTCCAAACGGAGAAACCTTACGATATAGTAAGGTATCTTCCATGGGAAATGGAGGTACATTCGCGGTCGAGTCCCTCATCTTTGCCGCAGTTTGCTATGCATGCAGCCGTTATGCTTTCGGTCGGTTCAGGCGCGATCTCATCACTGTTTTTGGTGATGATATTATCGTACCTGAATCAATTGGAATGCATACAGTTGCTATGCTCCGCTGCTGCGGCTTCCAAATAAACTCGGAGAAAAGTTTTCTCTCCGGAAATATTAAGGAAAGTTGTGGGACTGACTGGATTCACGGTAATTCCGTGCGTCCAATCTTCTTGAAACGACTTCCGAACTTCATAGACGAGCTTTATACTCATCGTAACCTTCTGGTTCGATGGTTTGAGCTCCATATGGGCTACCATCCAGATTCTCTGGATGAAGCCTTCATTGGATGGGTACCAAAGAGATTTCAACTCTTCGGTCCCCTCTCTGATGAAGAATTCGGAGGATATCTACATTGTCCTAAGGCTTTTGGCTTTAGGAACTGTGGGTATAGCTTCAAGGCTGTCACTACGGTGATAGCTCGTACGCGTGCGGATAGCTTCCTTTTCAGAAAGCTTATGCACCCGCTACGAGAGATTACACCGTGCCAATGGAGACCTTCTGTTGGCGCCAACAACGGTTCGACATTCGACGTAACCAATCCTTTCAGGATTAGTCGACGTGTGGTCGATCGTCGGTGTTCCGATTGGAACACCGACTACAGACCTCTCTTCCGCACGCCACCTGGTGAAATACCAGGCGGGCCCGGTTAAGAGCCTGACCATAATTGACCCAGTTTGGGTCTCC